AAGAGAGTTGACAACGCCATCGTTCTTGCTGACGGTAGCCTCGAGCCACATGTTGGTGATGAGATCACCGTTGCGGCTGATGGTGCAGGTCACGCGGTTGCCAAGGGCAGGGTTACCGTTGAAAGTCTGCTCAATGGACTCCATGGCAAAGTTGGTGTGGCGGCGGTACACCACCTTAAAGAAGCTGATTTCGGGCTTGCCCGTCAGGAAGACGTCCTGAGCGCCGTAAGCTACGAGTTGCATGAGACCTCCTCCCATTTTGCTGTCTGATAATACTTATAAGAGAAGAAAAAAATTTATCATTTAACGAACTCATTGTGTTTGAACCACCTTGAAAAAAACCAGGGGTGAATGATAATGAACCTTCAGATTAAGAAGTTCAACCCTAATACGATGCGGGACAATTCGGTGGTGGTGTACATCGCGAAGCGCATGAGCGGCAAGTCCACATGTGTAAAGGACATCATGTGCCACAAGCGTCACCTTCCGGCGGGCGTGGTCATGTCCGGTACAGAGGAGGGGAACTGTTTTTATCAAAGTTTTATTCCTGATCTTTTTATTTACAACGAGTTTCGCTCGGACGTAATCGAAAAAGTGGTGGCCCGTCAGCGCGCTCTGATTAAACAAGGAGAAAGAGATTCCCCGGTGTTCATCATCCTAGACGATTGTATGTATGACAAAAAGTTTTTGCGCGAAAAGATTATGCGTCAGATTTTCTACAACGGCCGACATTGGAACGTTTTTTTCATGCTCACGATGCAATACTGTATGGATCTCTCTCCGGACTTGCGCTCTAACATCGACTACATATTCGTGTTTAGAGAAAACATTCTTCAAAACCGAGAAAAAATTTATAAAAACTTCTTTGGTATTTTCCCTACATTCGAAATGTTCAACCAAGTGATGGACGCCTGCACCGAGAACTACGAGTGCATCGTCCTAGACAACACCATCAAGAGCAACAAAATTGAAGACGTGGTGTTCTGGTACAAGGCTCGCATGTTCGACCCTAAAAAGTCCTTCCGCGTGGGCCACCCTAAATTCTGGAACGCTCACAAACGCCTGTACGACCCTAAACACGACGACCGTGAGCTAGAGGACCTTCAGAACCAATATAAAAAGACTGCCAAAAATAGAATCACAATCAAAAAAGCCGCCTAAAGAAGAAAACGAGATTACAGAAGCTGTTTTTCCTCAGTCTCGGTGAACGTCAGAGTCCCGTTATTGGTCTCAGTAATATTTTCCACCTGAAGGACCGGGGTGGGTGGGGGTGTGTTCATGGCGTTGCGCTTTTGTTCTTCAAAGTGCTGTCGGACGAGCATCTGTTGTTCCTTGTGTCCTTGGATGATGTCATTGAGCATCTTGTCTTGGTACACCGTGTCGCCGATGTGGTCTGGATCAGGAGGCACAGGCAGCCACTTGTACATGTCTACGAGAAAGACGTCAAACATTTGGTCCAACTTGGACATTTTTTCGGCATGCTTGCGTCCCTCTTCCTCGGTGGCAAACACCCCACGGATCTTCAGCGCGCAAGAATCGTGCTTCTGCTTGGAACTCGGTGACACAATAGAAATGAGCGCAAACTTCTGTCCGGGCACCTGGAGAATGTCCTCTTCGAGATGATCCACTTCTTCCATTTAATTGAGAAAGAATTGTTCTTTTTAAATTCGTTTTTTTTTGAATTTAAAGAATTGGTTGTTTGTCTTTTCAAAATGAGGATGAGTCAATGGCATAAAGATTGGCAGAACATGTTTGAGACCACTGAAGTCACAGTGGATTGTCACGGGAGAAACCGCAGGGCGGACGTGATGATAGGTGATTTGTGTGTGGAATTTCAACACAGTCGCATTACAAACGAAGAGGTTTGTGCCCGGAATCAAGATTGGTCATCGGTCGGAAAGACGGTCATTTGGGTGGTCGATGGAACAGGAGAGTCTTTTTTGAACATGAGCAATGATCGTGTGTTTATTGACTTTGTGAACACTTGGAAGTACGAAAGTTTTTTGACATGCGATCGAGTGTTTATTCACGATGGCGACCAGTTGTACGAGCTTGTCCCCAAACATGTAAAAAGTCAAATAACAGAGTTGTTTGTGATTCCTATGAACGAGTTTGTACATCAGCTGAAGTCCGGTGTTCTAGAATTTCCTACTCGCGAACACGTCTGCACAAATGTGTTTGTCAAGCAGCAAGGTGCTGGAAACGGAAAGACATTCGGTATCGTGCAGTTGATTCAAAATCCTGAATTCGAACACGTAAATACGTTCATCTATTTAACGAAACAACATTCGGCGAAAACCGTGATAAAGAGTGAAATAGAAGACCAACGCAAACGTGGCTACCTTCATGTATCTGACCTGTCAGACGCAATACTGAGTAACAAGAAATACATCATTACATTCCGTTATAATGAGATTGACAAGAAAATCATCATCGGGACGTTCGACTCGTTCATGTACGCTCTTGGAAACAAAAACATCAAAGGCATCGATATGTTCAAGAACATGGTACGAAGTATAATAGATGACGAACTACGATGCACAAAAAATGGCACTATGTTTTACAACGGGAAGGTCCGTCTTAACAAGCAACTGTTATTGATCGGTGATGAAATGCAGGACCTGGACGACACCTACGCAAAGGCGTTGTTGAAAATATCACGCGAAAAGTACGTGGACTTCTACGCCGTCGGTGACCTGTTACAAAGCATTTCATTACGCCACAACGCAATGACGTACTTATCCACCTACGAGTTTGACGAGTCTATCTTTAACATTTTTCGTCTCCCGTCCGTGAATGAAAACAGGCGGATCGTTCCTACAAGTCGAGAATCGATGCTCCCTTTCATCAATCAGATGGTGCCGTTTGAGAAGTTTAATCTACCGCCGATTGATTCGGGAAACAACAACCCGGTAAGTGTTGATTCGGCAGTCATTTTTGTACATGGAGAAAAAGTGTACCAAGATGAATGCAAGATCAACCAAGAGGTGGATAAGCTGATGACCCAATATAAAAAAGAGGTGAACGACCACGGCCGAAAACCGAGTGACTTTTTAATAGTAACATCCTTCGTGAATAAAAACCCACTTGTGGAAGCGTTTCATGTCGCCATTCGCGAGTTCTGGGAACATCGGGAACGCACCCACAAATACATCAATTGGTCTGTGTTTCACAAGTCGGAAGAAGGAACATCCATAGATCTGGAAGAATCAAAAGACGCCACCCGAATCGTTTCCATACACTCATCCAAGGGAGACGGACGACCGGTTGTTTTCGTGCTGGATATGATAGAATCTGTATTTGTAAAATACAGTAACATTCCGAATAACCTGGTTTATGAGTCCTTGCTGCACGTGGCCATTACACGCGCGAAAGAAAAAATGTACATTTATTATATTCCGGAAAATAATTGCGACATTTCACGGCGATTTGCTGGGTATGACAGAACATACACGCCCGGAGCGTATTCCTTTCAATCTATTCCGCGTAGAGTTGACATAGACAAATTGATTTTGAACAACGAGCGTGTGTTTGAAGGTGTTCAACCGTTCTTGACATTTCCGAAACTCGAAGAAAACCGCGAATCACAGACGATTGATATGAAACACCACATCGTGCGAGGTATTACCCACCATTATATCACGCTTTTGTGCATTCTGGACTTATTTGGGAAATCCAGTGATCATCAGATTACGAAAGTAATCGCAGACATTCGTAAGTACGACATCGTAGAATGCGAATCTACGGCGTATTTCAAACGGATCCATATGAAAAAAAACAACAAGACTATCATGCATGAAACGCAAACAATTCCTATAATGCGATACAAGTCCTTTGGAGGAGATTACCAAGAGTATCTCGATCGCATTATGTGTAGCGCGAAACGTATTCAGAAAATACCAATGCACCAACTTATTCACAAACTCGGGACGATTGATTTATTGGTTCTTGGACATCTTATCCAATTGTATTTACAAGGCCACTTTACAATCTTTCCAATTACAGACTTGTATGATATGATACACTTGTTCGCGGACGCAACTCCCGATGAAAAAGAGGAATACAAGCAGATACATCACAAAAAGCTCGCTGGTATTCATAGACGTGTGAGCATTTTACACGTTGAGTATCCGAGAATGAAGTTTGCGATTGAAAACCCAGTCATGTATCATAACGGATGTGGCGATTTCGACTTATATCACGTGTTTCCGATGATCGGAAGGGACGAACACACCGTTTTGTTGTGTGTGATACAACCACAGATCAACGCGTTGAATCTCAATCAGATTGTCCTCAACGCGGCTTTCTACACACATCTGGCACGAAACTCTACCAAGTCCGCGGAAGGAATTCATCGTTTTGACTTCAAAGACAAGAGAATCCGAGTGTGCGTGCTTGCTTTTGATCAAGATCCCGTATACATAGACATCTCTCAAGTTCACGATGAACTGTTCCGCGAAACGCTCCGAGAAGAGCTCCGTGAATACATGAAACGATACCATGAATGCGTGTACAACTCTGTTTGCCGCATACCCACGCCACAGAAAGAACTACGTCGCGTTATCGAACAAATGAAACACGATAATTATGTAAAGAGATACATAACCGCGCTGGAAGACCAGATGCAGAATGATGACTCACCCGAAACGTTCTGGAACGATGTCGTGTCCGATAAAGACAAGTTCATTCTACAACTCGATAAACGATTGGAACGGACACTCGGTTCGTTTTTTGATTATACGCTTTTGTAAAAGGTCCATCCGGTGATTTTACAGATGTCTCTCCAGATGCAGTCTTGTTGATACAGTTTTTCGCGGCTCTTCAGAAGAGGGAACAGGGGCATCATTTCGGTTTCTCCTAAAAGTTCGCAAAACTTGTAAAGAATATAATTGTAGCTGAAAAAGTTTTTTCGTCCTTTGGGGCATACTTGTTCGAACGGTTCTTGAATGTCGTGAAACATGTTCAACAGCGTTTCGTAGAGTTCCCCGGAGATGACCGGTGGGGGTCTGCCACTGAGGATATTCGTTAATTGTCTGGCGTGTTCGTAATATTTGTTTAAATTTAGCTTTTTGAGGTACGCTTTGACTTTTGCCTGTGTTATGTCGTTCGGGTTATTGATCCTGGCCTTTTTAAACTCCGCTTGAACCATCGCGATGACATCCTGCGGAATCTCGGAGCGCTCCTTGGCTTGGAGTTGAGCCAGCAGCTCACGCAGATGGTTGATGCGCTTGTAAGCAAAGTGCACGTTGGTGTCGGTGTTCAGCTCCTGTTCGTACGTGAGTCCGGACACGCTCGGCTCGAAGTAAACCTCGTAGTTCCCACACTCCGCGCAAACCACGTACGATTCGTTCATCGAAAGACGCATGCTCACGTTCGGGCAGTCTGGACACATGATGCCGTTGTTGGCGTTCATGGACGGTTGGATGACCGGCTTGTACTCGACGTCGCCGTCCACGAGGTGTCGGTATGCATTCAGTAGCTGTCCCCTTTTGTTTTTCGTTTTTTTTTCTACAAAACTACAGATACTGGAAAGGTCGTTGTCGGTGGAAATCTTTGAAAATTTGTCGTCCGGACGAAAGGACGCGTGATGCTCCTTGAGGACGTTCGAAACCTTCATGATGTAGTCGGTGTGCGTGGACTTTGAAATGGACTGAATTTCCTCACGTAGAGCATGAATGTCATCGTCCAACCGCAGTGACTCGAAGATGTCGTTCGATTTTTCTTTTTGGGTTTCCAGTGTTTTGATTTTGGACTCGATGCTCTTGACACGGTTCTCTTGTGATTCGAGTTCGAAAACCTTTTGCTGATAACGATGCTCTATCGACATTAACAAAACAAACTGGTATTAACTTTAAAACTATTTAAAAATAAAAACACTAAACTGAATAAAATGTTTTACAACTCATTTATTTATTTTTGTTATTATTACAATGTTATCGTGAACGGGGTGTACTCCTTTTATCGGGAGCTCCTGGACCGTATTACGCTGCCTCCGCCACCGGTGTTTGTGTACAAGGTGATTCAATTCACCGAACCCGAAGGCGAGATTGAAACGGATCCCGAGGACCTGACGGACGCTTACACCAGAGGCTTGCCTATTTTGGTTCAACCGGACAAGACGCGCGCAGAGTATCGTGTAACCTGGAAGCGAAACAAGACGTATCGGATCGTTCGGTCGGACCCGTCGGACCCGAGTCCGAACCACGAGATGTTTGCGGGGATGTTACCGGATCCCAGGCAGCGCATTGTTATGGCGGTGCTGAACAATCCGGTGGAGAACATCAGCGAGGACGTGATGAACCGGGTGCTCAAGTTTGCGGGTCCCCGGCACGATTTCTTTGGCAACAAGCGGTTGAAGATGCGATGGCTCTTCGAGAACGACGACATCCTACCGGAAAGCCAACTTCATCTTCTGTACACGGACGGGAAATTACTCAAGTTTCGACCGGACGATCTTTTGATTTAAGAAATTAAAATTTTGTATATTTTAATAATGGGTTTGACAATTTTCACCAAGGATCAGTGCGTAGCGTGCGACGTGGCCAAGGAGCTTATTGAATTACACAATTTGGAAGTGCAGGTACTTCAAAGAAATAGTTTGTATCAGGTGATGAAGGAAACGGGGCACACCGAAGATGACGACATAGTGTCTTCTTTTCCGGTGTTTTACGACGGAAAAGACGTATACGACACGGATCGGTTTTTTGAAAAGTACGGCGAGTACCTTCTGAACGCAAATCCGGATCGGTACGTAGTGTTTCCGATCCAGTATCCGGATATGTGGGACATGTACGAAAAGGCGCTTGCGTCGTTTTGGACGGTGAACGAGATTAACTTTTCCCAGGACGAGGCTGACTTTCACGAAAAGCTGAACGACAACGAACGCAAGTTCATCAAGAACATTCTGGCGTTCTTCGCGGCGTCCGACGGGATTGTCAACGAGAACCTGGCGCGCAACTTTAGCGACGAGATCCAGCTACCGGAGGCCCGAGCGTTTTACAGCTACCAGCAGTTTAACGAGACGATTCACGGGCACACGTACAGTTTGATGATTGACCGATACGTCATTTCCCCGGAGGAAAAAGCGAGCCTGCTCCGAGCGATCCACACCATTCCGAGCATTCGCAAAAAGGCAAACTGGGCGCTCAAGTGGATCAACCGCGCAAACTGTCCGACGTTCGCCAAGCGACTGATTGCTTTCGCGTGCGTGGAAGGCATCATGTTTTCGGGGGCGTTCTGCGCCATCTTTTGGCTGAAGAAACGCGGGTTTATGCACGGACTGTCCTTTTCGAACGAGCTCATTTCCCGGGACGAGGGCACGCACCAGGATTTCGCCGTCTTGATGTTCAAGCACTTGCGCAACAAACCGAGTCAACAAGCCGTGGTGGATATTGTCAGCGAGGCGGTGGCGCACGAAAAAGAATTTATCGTAGAAAGCATTCCTTGTAGGCTTGTAGGGATGAACGATCAGCTGATGGGAGAGTATATAGAGTACGTCGCGGACCGCTTGATGTTGCAGCTGGGGTACTCGCCGATATACGGGACAAAGAACCCCTTTGACTTTATGGAGCACATCTCTCTGACGGGCAAGACAAACTTCTTCGAGCGCCGCGTGGGAGAGTACACCAAAACGGGTGTCCTGACGATGGACGCCGATAACAACAGCTTCGGCACCGACGCAGACTTTTAAAAGAACGTAATAACAATGAGCTTTGTTGAATTGTCCGCAAAACTAAACCAAAGCACGAAAAACAAAAACACGTTAGGAAATACCATAGGAGTTGTACTCTTGATTTGTTTTTTAGTCTGGCTTTTTGCGCGCTTAAATCCAATTAAAAAAGAATACTTTTATTTCAATTAAAAATGAATTCGGAGAGTACCATCGGTAGTTTCGTCACGATGATGGAGCAGTTCATTGACGAGCTGTCCATGACCTTTCCCAAGGAGACTAAGATTAAGGTTTATAAGAACTCGTTTGACATGTTGAAGAAGACCAATCCGAGGAAGGTTCTTAGCGTGTTTTTGGAACACGTAAGTCCGTATTCGCAGCAGATTATGAACAAGGACGAAACCGTGATGCTGGACGACACGATTGCGCTGAACAGGGAGTTAAATTTGAAGGCGATTTGGCAGAACCCTAGCACTACGACGAACACCAAGGAGGCCATCTGGGCGCATCTGAACACGCTTCTGATGTTCGGCACGACGATCCATAGCATCCCTTCGGGGCTGATGCAGGGGATCGAGCAGCTGGCGCAGCAGTACTCCGGGGAGATGTCGGAGAACACCTTGGACCCGAACATGCTTTTGTCGGGCGTGCAGAGCATGATGAAAAATCTCCAGTAGAATAATAACAAATGAAACTATTTGTTTTACTTACAGTGTTATTGCTTGTATTGTATTTGCCTGTGATGACTTTGTACAACGGTCATTACCTTCACAAGTCGCACACGTCGCGCGAGAAGAAAACCCTTGAAAGCACATTAAAAAAACTTCGTAAAGACACCCAAGAGCTCATTGAACGTTTGCAGCAAGTCTTTCCCGGAGACCGGATCACAGAACGTTTGACCCGATGGTTCAGCGAGTGGCGCGGAGAGTTTCACGAGATGGAGCACCGCGAGAGCCCGCGTGCTTTTGGGTACAACGTGGAAAAGGGAAAGTACATCGCGGTGTGTCTTCACGACGCTAAAAACCGCCCGAATGCGTACAATGAGATCTTTTTTGTTTTACTTCACGAATTATCGCACATCGCCACGGACCACTACGAGCACGACGCTCTGTTCTGGGCCGCTTTCCGTCATTTGATTCGGGTGGCGAGCGACGCAGGCTTGTATCAAAACACAGACTACGCAAGATTTCCGAAGAAGTTTTGTCACAACACATTGAGAAATAATCCTACTTTTTTCTAAGTAGTAAAAAAATGACAAAACTATGGACTCAGGACGTCTCTCTTTTGTACACAGAGACGCAACTGTGGCCTTATTATGTGAATTCTCGGGTGGAAAAGATTAACGCGATGGCGCGCTTCTTGGTGTACTACGGTGTTATGTTGAGCATCTTGAAGAAGGACTTTCAGTTTGTGCTGATTGCGCTGGTGACCGCGTGGTTCCTGACGCTGGTGTGGCCGAAGAAGGAAAAGAAAAGGACCCCACCAAGCGGCGATAAGCCGATTCAAAAGGTGAACAACCTTCAGATGTGTCCCAAGGTTACGGTGAACAACTCCATGGGCAATCCGGTACTCGGGGTGCACACCAACGTGGAAGATCGCGGATGTCGGGTGGATCCCGACGAGGTCAATAGAGCCTTCTTGCACAACTTGCCTCTGGATCATTGGGACATTTACGGGAAGAACAATTCACAGCGACAGTTTTACACGGTGCCTGTGAACGATCAGACGGCTTTTGCCAAAAAGCTTTATGACCCGAGTATCGTCATGCGATGTGAAAAGACACAGAAAGCTTGCTTTTAAAATTAAATGTACTTTACATTTTAAAATGAATACTCGCGAGTTCAACCACAAGACGCACGCGATTGAAACGTCCAAGCCGCTCAGGTATCACCTGTTGGATTCCGAGCAGCTTCAGCAGAACCGCATGGGACCTTTTGACATCACCGCGAGTAACAAGCTCCGCTCCGCACCCACCCGTCTGAACTATCAAGACATTCCCAGCACACCTTTGTACGGCACCGCCCCATTCAAAGCGCGCAACGCCGGTCCGGTGGACATCGAGTCCTCCCTGCTTCAGGGGAACCGCTACGAAACGGGTATGTGCACCCGCCCACAGGTGGAAGAGCATCTGTACTTTGAGAACCACGTGCAATTACCTTTTCCGATGAAGACCCACGACGTCGTGGACTACGGTATAAGCACACGCGCACAGTGTCGTAATGTAATGAATTAAAATGTAAAGTAAAGTAATAAATGAAAATTCAGCAGGATTTTAGCGATTACGTTCTGAACAACCCGGGGTACACGGGTCTTCAGCGTTGCGCGGTGCTTCCCGGGGTGTCCTGTCGTTCTATGAACGTCAAGGTGCCCGAAACGATCGATCTGGAGACGAGTCTGCTCCGGGGGAAACCGTCTGACCTGGAAGCTTTGGCGGCACTTATGCAGAAAGAACAACCAATGACCGCCGCTCAGGCACAGCCAAAGGCCGCCGTTCAGGCTCAGCCAATGGCCAAGGAACCGCTCCTTTTCCAAGAGACGCGCGTATCCAAGTCTTGCTATTTCGAACAACCCATGGACCGTTTCATCAACCCTGGGTACCCAGAACTGAACAATACCGTGCTCGCCCCTGAGTTGCGCATCGGTGAGAGCGCACGCGATCAAGCAAAAAAATTAAATCATTGTTATTAAAATAAATATGGAGTTTGTAGCTCTGGGCGCTCTTGGTATGCTCGCGGTCGCCAACAAACCACCCAAAGTTCAAAGGCAGCCCAAGGCAGTCAAACAAGAAATCAAAACGCTTGACAACGAATTCAAACAGGACGTTGCGAAACATTTTGAAAACAAGAGAGTGGTTATGCCTTTCTTTCGGAGCGAGAAAAGTCAAAACACAAACGACGCTCTGAAAGACAGACGTTTAGGAACATTTACTGGGGTGAACAATGTTGAATATCGTCCCAAACAAGAAATCGAA